GGCCATACATGATTTCCGTAAACGCAGGAAACTGCTTAAAAGTAATCGTGCAGCTTCCACAGCCATTCTTCGCAAGCTCAAACTGCAGCTGCGAGAACGGATTATTTTCGGTGCCGTTGGAAAATATAGCGGTCTTTGTGCCGTCTTTATTGAAAAACACAACTTGAACAGCACCAGGAATATAACTAATATCGCCATAATCACCGCCACCTGTTCCGCCTCCGCCTTTCTTTTTTGGCCCTGTGCCCCATATAAACGAGCCGTATAAACTTGATCCGAAAATAATGTTGCTCATGCTAACCACCTATTACGCCATTTGATAACCACCTTGCCCTCGCTGCCTTTAATCTCATAGGTATTCGTCCCAGGCTTTGCAGTCAAAAAATGGCCACTGAAAGCATTGATAGCATTGTTTGCATCACGCCGCACTGTTCCTGCTTTGGTGTCTATAGTCAATACTGCAGGATTCGTGAGCAATGTGTCAGCCACACGCATCGTCTTGCCACTCTCAATGTGTCTGAACGTCACATCAGCCATTGTCATTCCGGTGCGAGGAACTAAAGCAACGCTCAATGGTGTATCTACAGAACCTGCGTTAATAATTGTTACTGTTGTTCCCTCATCAGGCAAGATATATCCTGCCTTGCTACTTTCGCTGTCTGCATACCTAAACGGGTCAGCCAGCAATAACGTAATATCAACATCAGCTCGCTGCCCTTGATAGCCTTTAATCCATTTTGAATTGCTGGATGGCATGCAGGATACATTATAAAAGCCATTGCCCACAGACAAGGTGTAGTCCTGTTGGTAAAACAGCCTTAGCAATTCATTCAGCCGCCAATCATAATCAGCTTGATTCGTTCCACTGATTAAAAAGCTCAGCTTAATCTTTTTGCCGTCTATATAGCCGTCACCTGTGATTGTCGAGCCGTGGCTGTATCCACGTTTTGAAGCTGTTGCTCTTACTGTCAAATCAGCGCATGATTCTAAGCTATACCTGTATGGGCGCTGCTGGCCATTGATAATAAGCGGATAGGTCACCCTATCGTTATATTTTGCTCTCATAAAATCACCCCCGCATTCCCATCGCAAGTGTATATTCAAAATCTGCCATCAATCCGTCATAGTCAGTGCCATTGTTAATGTCGCCGTAGTTGTTAAACTCAACCACTGTACCGCCGCCACCGCCACCGCTGCTTACCGCTCCACCAATGGCATAACCATTATTCAAAGCATTCAGCAAGGGCAGTCCTAGCCTGCGTACAGCCTTAGCATTGATAACATACTCGCCATTGCTAAGCATTGCAGGTATGCTATCGCTAGTGCCCGTCCCTGCACCAAATACAGGGCCACCATTCGCCTTCTGCATGATGTTGCCTGCCGTGATACTGCCCAAACCAGCCGCTGTCATTGCCGCTGTCGCCGCTGCATATGCTGGCGGACCTGCTATAGGGCCTAATGTGGCAATACTCTTTTGAACCGCTGCAGGGACGGCCGCTGATGCTTCTTTCGCACTGTTTGCCGCATTCTCAACGGCTTGTTTTTTGCTAAGCAACTTCTCCAGCACAGCCGCTGCCTGCTTCTTAATCATGAACTGTATAAACATATTGACAATGCTTTTCGTGATGTCCTTGAACACATCGGACAGCTTGCCGCCCTCTGTGATAACATCAGCAATGCCACTTGCAAGCTGATTCTTAATTGTCTCGCCTGCCTGCAGTTCAAAGTCAAGCATGTTTTGCTGGCTCT